CATGACGAATCGCCCAAAGTAAAACGCCCCGCTCTCGCGCTTGTGGCGCTAGGCGGGGCGCTGGTCACGTTTTTTCCCTTAGCGCCTGCTACGGGAAGAGCATCCAGTTGATTACCGTAGCCGCGGTCGCGTTCGCCGTGCCGTGGATCGTGAACGACCCGGCAGCGCACACCACGCGCTCTACGCGCAGCAGCGTGCCGTCCGCCGCCGCTTGCGCGACGACAGCAAAGGCTTGGCTGCTGATGTTGCACGAGGCGTTCGTCACCACCACTGAGGCCGCGCCAATCGCTACCGTCACCCTGCCCGTCTGGTAGCTGGTTGATACAGCGCCCTGCGTAACTGGCCCGGCGCTCGTCACGGCGAGCCCCTGGGCGATCAGCGCGTCCTCGGTGTCCTTGGGCAGTTGAACGATGGTATTGGTGGCATAGCCACCGTATGCTCGGTTGAGCAGGATCATGATTCATTCCTTTCGATGATGGCTTGGAGCTTGGCGGCGAATGCGTCGAGCCTGTCGCCTACCGTGTCGATGTCGCTCTTGCCGCCCGCGGAGACAAGTGCGCGCAGCGCAACGATCTCGACTTTCAGCGCGGCCACGACTTCAGCCACTGAAAGCTGTTTCGGTGGGCGAGCGCGTGCTGTTTTCTTGGAGCGCTTTTTCATGGCTAGTTCAGCGTGTAGATCTTGACGGCCAATTCCGGGTAGGTCGCGGCCCAGCCGAAAAGAACGTCGATCCGCATGATCGAGTTGTCCTGGATGCCGTCGTAGAACTCCGTGACCTTCACGGTAAAGCCGTCCTCCGAGCGCTGCGACACGTCGATAACGCCCTTACCGCCACGCGGCGCCCACATCGGCACCATCGCTAGCGTGAAGGCGTCCTTGTGGTACGCCACGTTCGCTGCGTAGGCTGTCGAAGCCGCACCCAGGATCACATACGGTGCAGCGGTCGTCGGGCTCGCGGTCACGTTCTGGAACGCCCCTGACACGACGATCGCCGGGCTGATGTTGATCGTGGTCGCGCCTGCAATAGCGTCGGCAGTGACCACGAAGTTCATGAGCACCCCGGTTGACGTGCGCGACTGCGGGTTGACCGCGAAGACGCCCGGCAGGGTGATGACCGTGCCGCGGGTCAGCGTGCCGGCGGCTACGGCGATCACCGTGATCGCAGAGCCGACCTGGTTCGGGCCGTTGATGTTGGTCGCCGTGGCTGCGCCGTTCGTATGCACGTCCACGTTCTGATCCATGCCGTAGGCGAGGCCGAGCGAATCGACCATCATGCCGGAGCGGTACTGCTTGCTGATCTTGTCCGAGGCGTTGAAAAGCCCCGCCAGACCCTGGATCAGCGCGCCGTTCAGCGCCGGATTGCTGATGAGCGTGCGGCGCCGATCGCGCGGTGCCGCCATCTCGTCCAAGCGGCGGTTCGCGTCCGTCAGGATGCCCAGAGCTGCGGCCTGCGTGATTGGCAGCGCGCCGGCGGGGTTGATCGTGTTGAACGCCGCGAAGTGCGCCACCGCAAGACCCTGGCGGTCGATCTCGTTCGCCACGGGGGCGATTGCCGCCGAGAGCTTGTCCTCGAGCTTCGTGAGGGAGAGTGTGCGTTCGAGCGACGTGAAGTTGATGTCGCAGCCGCCTTGGGAGAGCGTCAGCGGGATCGTCGTCTCGACGGTGGCCTGCGGTACGGCGACGCGGCCGGCGCGGTACATATAGCGCGGCGGCCTCTTGATGTTGATGGTCTGCCCCGGCGCGTAGCCCCTCGCCATGTTGCTCGTGAACTCGTCCTCCCAGTCACGGTTCACGTTCTCCGAGAAGGAGAGCATGTTCCGCAGGATGGCGAGCGTCTCGCGCGCAACGATGCTGCACGTTACTAGGGTGTTCGTCATGAAAACTCTCCAGCGTGTTGAGGATTCCACCGCCTCTCGGCGGTGGAGGTGGCTCTGTCATCCCGACAGTGCCTGTTCGTTTAACGTGCCCAGCGGGCTCCTTGGGCCTTACGCATCGCCCTGTATTCCTCGTCGCTCATGTTCTCCCGGTAGCCCTGGACAGCGCTTGCGTTGCCCTTGACGCCGGAAATCGGAGGAGGTGCGCTCGGTGCCTTCTTCGCCGGTGGAGCCGCCATTGACGCCTCCAGTTTTCCGAGTTCGGCTACTTGCCGCGTCGGCGAGAGCCCAGCTATCCGCTCCGCTACTTCGTCGTTCTGTGCCAAGTGATGCAGGAGTTGCGGCCCCAGCTCGGACTCCGCTATCGCCATCCGCGCCACGTCGGACAGGTCGCCTAGACCATCCTCGAGGTACGGCGTGACGACATCAGCGTAGTCCTTGGTCGCCGCCTGGAACGCCTTCTCGCGTTCCGTCCAGTTCTTCGCCAGTTCTTCCTGCGCCGCAGCCTTGCTCTTAGAGCCTTCAGCCTTAGCCCTCTCGTCGCGCTCCGACTTCAGTTCCGTGCTGGCCGCTTGCTTCGCCTCCCACTTCGCTAGGCGGCGAAGATAGGTTTCGTAGTCGTACTCCTGGCCTGTTGCTGGATCGATGTCGTTGCGCTTGGGCTCTCCAGTGTCGGCTGGTGGTGCTGCCTTCGCCGCCTCGAGCTTGGCAATCTGCTCTCGGAGCATCCTCGCTTCAGTCTCAGCCGCGACGCGAGCAGCCTTCTGCCGGTCAAGCCTGCGCTGGAACTTGGATTGCTTCTTCTGCTCTTGCTGCTCTGGCGTGGCCGGTGCTTCGGCCTCTGGCGTTGCATCGCCTTCTTTCGCAGCGGGCTTGGCGCCCTCGTCGTCTGCGTCCGGTGTCGGCTTCTGGCCTTCCGCGCCGTCAGCGGGTGGTTTGCTGCTTGGGATCGGCTCGTTGACGACATACGTGCCAACTTCGCCTTCCCGTTCCTGCGGTTGACTTGTGCTCTCTTTTTCTGCCATTGTCAAGTTCCTCCTTGCGGGTCACGCGAAGCGTCGCGCGGCGGTTTGGTCGTAAAGACAGCTCGGTTCAGCCTGATTCCTGCCAGCCGATAGCCGGCCTCTGCTGCGGCGCTGTCAACTTCGTCATGAGCCTGCAGGTACTCGAACTCTGGAATATCGACCGCCTTCTTGTTGGCCTTTGCGAAAAGTTCGGCGTAGTTCATGAAGTCACCACCACGAGAGCAACGCAGGCGAAGAAGGCGACATCGATAGCCTCGATTTCCTCAAGCAGCATGGCTTCCTGCGCCGCGACGAGAATGAGGCGCTGCTGGGCGATAAGGAGCCGGTGCTCGAGCGCATCACGCGCTGCCGCCTCGGCAACGAGCGCGTCGGCCTCGAGCCTGACGATCCTCGTGCGCAGCTTGGCCGCTTCCGCCCTGCGCTCGGCAATGGCCTTGGAGAGCCGATCAGACTGCCGGTAATAGGCGCTGAGGTCGGCAGCGGTATCGGCAGGCAGGACAACGGTTGCGGGCGCCTGTAGCGTTCCTTCACGGATGCGCCTGGCGAGCTTCTCGTCCTCCGGCTCTACCTTGAGGAGCGCTGGGATGCGGACGCGGCCGGAATAGGCAAACTGCGGCAGACCGCCGCCAGAGGGCACGACTTCCGTGGCGATGCCGTCCAACGTCCCGCTGTTCGAGAACGTGATCGGTATGGCTCCAGATAGAGAACCATCTCCGCTCAGAAGCCCAGTGTTCGTGAAGGAGAACGCGATAGCCCCGTCCATTGCGCCGGATGGCTGGTCGAGTGTCCCGCTGAGAGCGAAGGTAAGCGGACTCGTCCCCGCGAGCGACCCATCGCCGAGCAGCGTTCCAGAATTGGCGAAGACGAGCGCCGATGAGCCGGCGATTGCGCCCGATGGAAGATCGAGGGTGCCGCTCAAGCTGAACGAAACCGGGATCGAGCCAGCAAGCTCGCCGGAACCTTCGAGCGTTGCGCTGTTCGCAAAGGTAAGCGGCGAGATACCGGCAATCGCCCCAGCGCCTGTCATCGTGCCGCTATTGGCGAAGGTTAGCGGCGAGGTTCCGGCGAGCGCGCCGGCCCCCAGAAGCGTGCCGCTATTGCTGAAGACGACCGGGGTAGCTCCAGCCAGCGAGCCGCCGCCGCTGAGAGTCGCGCTGTTGCTGAAGGTGATAGGCGAAGTGCCAGCCAGCGCACCGCTACCGGCCAGCGTCGCAGTCGGCGTGAAGGTCAGCGCCGCGACTGCAAGCATCGCCCCGGCGCCCACCATCACCGCGGTATTCGAGAACGACATGCTTGCTACGCCAGCAAGCGCGCCACCTCCGCCTGCAGGTGGATCCAGGTCCTCATCGAACCAGTGCTGGACGATCAAGCTCATCTCAGAACCAGTTCCTCACATCCAGCTCGTTGAAGCGGCCTTCGTCCTCGGCGTCGGCCATCTGCTGCAGGTTGAAGCCGCGCGAGCGTGTGGTGGGGGCGTTCGCGCCGGGTTGCGCGCCGCCCGCTGCAATCGCCACAACAATCGTTACCCACCCGGCGTTGGCGGTGCCGCTGTCTCTAGTAGCAGTCGCGTTGATCGTTCCCGTTGCTCCTGCGGCAACATTGTCTCGCGTGAAGAATGCCACCGAGTTCCAGGTCGCAGTAGCGTCCTGCCGCTCCGTGTAACTTGCCGGTTCGGTAAAGGAGTACGGGTCTGCGCCGTTCTTGTCGAGCCCCGTGAAGTACGCAATATCATCGCCATCAACCGCTGTTCCACCGTCCGCTGCGAGTGTGATGGGACTTGGATTGGATGCGCTGCTCGTGGTGGCCGTTAAAAATGTCCTTGGCGCAGCAGTATCTCTGCCTGACCACGCCCCAATCATTACGTACTGAACCTGACCGTTATTGTTCGTCACCGTATAGCTGGCAGGTTCACTCGCCGCTACACGATCGCAGATCATGTAATACTGGCCGTCCAGCGTCAGAGTCCCTGCCGCTCGTTCCGTCCAGCCACTAGGCGCCGCGATAACCGAGGAAGAAACGTCCGCTGTGGCGAACATCAACATATAGTCGCCATCCACGACGCCTGCAGGAACGCTGGCAGTGGTAGTCGTCGTGATCGTTGAGGAACGAAAGGTCACTAATCGCTACCCATCGTGCAGGAGCCATCGAACGCGATTCGAGCCCCGCCACCCTTGCTCGCGTCAATAATTCTCGTCGGCAGCGTTGTTGCAACGGCGAATACTGCGTCGCGTGAACCACCAGCAGCTATGGAGATAAAACCTGTCTGCTGAGCGCCTCTGGCGAGCTTGAACCTGATAGACCTACCAGTGGGATTCGAGACTATTGCGCGCAACGTGAGCGCAACGTCGTCATAGACAACTTCCAGCGACGCGCCGAGAACGTGCATCTCGAATACGGTGACTTGAGCCATCTACGCCACCTTGATCAGTTTCAACTCCTCCACGCTCTGCGCGGCGTCGATGCGCGGATCGTCTGGCGCATCGCGCAACTTCTGGCGCTCGGCTTCCAGTTGCGTAGCTAGCGCCTCGTCCTTGCTCGCTACCGCGCGCATCCAAAGGATGTCGAGCGCCGGTAGTCGGACTGAGCGCTCCAGCCGCAGAACGTTTCGATGGCACTCGCGCGCCGCCTCGATGTCGTATGCGATCTTTCCCTCTAGGTCGCGTAGCGCATTGCGGTATGGCCTGTCCGCGTCGAACTGGCTCCACTCCGCCAGCGTGAGCCGCCGCCAACTCATAACGGTCACGCCGCCGCTCTGCTCACCGGTGCGCGAGTCCTTTCGCCTGCCCCATTGGCGCTCGTTCCTGGCGATGAAATACTCGATGTAGGCGTCGCCCACGGGGTTCGTCCAAATGGCGCGCTGCTCGTCAAACTTCCAGCCGTCTCCCTTCGGGCGCGATGGGGCGCGCAACTCCGTCTGGATTGCAAGCCGGTAGACCTCGCCGTCCGATACCGTGACCGCCACGTAGATTTCGCTCATTGGTCGCCGAATCCGCAAAAATAGTAGAACTCAGGATCTTGAGCGACGTTCGTCGTCGCCGTCTCGTCGTAGTTCTCACTTTCGATCACCGCTGCGGTCTGCCCAGCGTTGCGGAACGTGCCGCCGCCAAGGTCCACGGTCGCAACCGTCAGCGTGGTCGCCACGCGCTGCAGCGACGTGAGCGCCGACCAATGCACGCTGGAAAAGTCGGTCCCGATGGTCCACCCGAGGCGTCCCGTGCCGGTATCTGCAATGCCGGCGATGTTCCAGTTGGCGTGGAGCGTCGTACCAGCGCCCGCCGCCTTGCCCCAGCACTTCGCCACGCCGGGATGCCAGTTCACGCCCTGCGGCGTCACGTACTTGTCGGTAGCGGTGCCGGCTTCCATCTCCACCTGCGAGGCAGCATTCCCCACGCTCGGATACACCGCACCATTGGAGTCGTAGTGCAGCCAAACCCCGCCTTGGGTGAATACCAGCCACTCTCCCGCGAGCAGGTTCACGTTGGCGAGTATCGTGGTGACAGTCCCATCGTTGTGTTCAACCCGCAGCGTCGTCGCCTGCGTGGCGTGATTGTTGTAGAAATTGCCGTGCTTCCAGTTGAGAACGTGACCGTTCGTGATGCCGGTCGCGTCGATAACCGTCGTCGTCGTCGCGGTAGTGATCGAGGCGCGCGGCCCATTCAACGTCGGCGAAATGATTTGAACAACCGGCGGCGAGGCGCCATCTACCTGCATGACGGAAATATTCGGCTCAATATCCGCCGCAGACCCGGTGACGACCCGGATGATGTCCGTGTTGCCGTGGATAAGCAGCATGTCAGCCCTTCGTCACGCTTGCATCTGTAAGGGTGCCAACCGCGGTGATCCAGTGCCGCTTGTCGCCAGCAACATCCTTGGCCTCTTTCCCTCGCACGCGAATCCACTGCGCTAGCTGCAGGGCATCGACGTAGCTCATCTTGATCTCGACGTTGCCGAACTTGAGCTTCACCAGATCGCCCTCGTGCTCGACGGCCATCCGCCTGCGCTGCATCAAATCGTTCCTGACGATGGCGACCATCAGGGCTTCACGATCTCGCACAGGCCGCGCTTCACCCACTTCTTCGCTGACTCCTCGTGCATCGTCACGACCTCGTCTTTCACATACGGCGTGACAACCAGTTTCCTGGAGCCCGGAACCTTGTTCGCGGTCGTCTTCAGCGTCTGCGGAGGACCGGTGAACTCGACCCCGCCCTCGGCAACGTCCTTCAGCAATTTCACGTAGACCATGTCTTCTCCTAGTCGAGCGTAATGTCGAGCGCGCCCGCGGCGAAACTGGGCGTGACGCCTGCATTCACGATCAGAGAAGCCGTCAGAGCACCTTTGAGGAACAAGTTCCCCGCAGCGACGTTTGCAGAGCCGAGGCCAAAGTGGGTGAGCGTCGCCCCGGTTACGCCGCAGGCTGGGAACCCGATTGCGTTGTCGTTGTCGGCAATGTTGTTCGTGATCGTCCACTGAACGGTGTCCCTCGCTTCGTCCTGACGCACGTAGTTCGTGTACGCCGTCTCGTTCGTGGTCTGGTCGCCAGCCTCTCCAGGGTCAGCCGTGTGCAGCGAGATCCAGAACACTCCCGCCGCAGCGGAGTTCTGCAACCCGGCAGCGTCGCCCACGTTTGCGGCGTCCACGTTGGTTACTATCAGACCTAAGAGCGAGGTCTCGAAGGCATTCGTTGCACTCACGGGTCTTCTCCTTAGTGCTTGCTGTTCACGTCAACTTTGTAAACCTGCCCGCTCGGGCTGGTGATGGTCATGCCGGAAATCTGCTGGCGTGAAGAGGAGAGCAACTGCGCGACTTCCTCGATGGATGGCTTGCCGGCTTCCGCCGCCGCGGCCATCTCGGCTTGCGCGAGTTCATGTGCCTGCGCCATCGCGGCCTCTTCGTTTTCGGACGCGTCTTCGTTGCGCGCACGGATCTCATCGACGCGCAGTTTCAGTTGCTCGGCCCTGTACTTCTCCGCTTCGACCCAGGCATCCAGCTTCGCTTGCGCTGCTTCATCCTCGGCCTTGGTCCTAGCGGTCTGCGCCTCGAAAGCCTTGGTTTGCGCCTCGCGCTCCTTGATCGCCAACTCCTTCTGCGCGTTCTGCTGCTTGAGCACCTCTGCCTCATTCTTGTCGGCCTGCGACTTCTCCACGACCTCCGAAGCCTGCATCAACTGTTGCTCCAACTGCACCAGAACCTGCGGCACCTGGGCGAGCGGCAGCGGTCCCTTGTGCGTCTGCACCACGGGCGGCGCTTCGGTGCCGCTTTCGTTCTCTCTCGCCTCGTCCAGCACCGCCTTCGCCTGCGGCGGCAGCATCGACTCGATCATCTTGGTCGCCGTCTCGACGCCCGGCACGTCCTGGTTCTTCATCGCGAGGTAAGTCACGATGGAGTGGATCGCCGGGTCTTTCGCAGCCTGCATGGCGTTGGTGAAGAACTCCGCAGACTCCTGACGCATCGTTGTGTAGCTCGGCCCTGCCGTTACCGTGATGTCGAACTCGCCCACCGTCACGTCGTTCAGCACCGTCTCGATGCCGCCATGCGCCGCCGCTTGGTTGATCCTCGCGAATCCGCCCTTGCCGTCCTCGCCAAGAATTCTCACCGTGCGGTCGGTGTCGTAGTATTTCGGGATCATGTTCACGATGCAGCGCCCGCAGTGGCGAAGGCTTCGTAGTAAGCCGTCGTTGTAGTGCATGTTCGCCATGTCGCCCTGCATCTGCTGGGCGCGCTCCTGAACGCCGGAGGTCGCGTTGCCCTTGGCCCCGATGGACGAGTCGAATAGCCCGGTCGTTTTTTTCTTGTTGTCCTGGGCGTGCATCGCCATCGCGAGCATGCCGGTCGGAATGTCGGCCATCGGCTGTCGCTGCGGGGGTGGCGCTAGCTTTCCGTCGAGCCCCACGAGCTTGTACTTGAGGTTAGGAAAGGCGCGGTTATTCGCCTGCGCCCAGTCTTCCTCGTAGCCCTCGTCCTGCCCCTCGGCCATGATGTACGGTGCCTTGGTGCGAAGCGACACTTCCTCGGTCGCCCCTGAGATCATCGTGTTGTAGGCGGCGCACGGGCCTTTCGCGTTTCGCACAATCCCTGAGCGCGTGACCTTGCCCTCGATGTCTATTTCGTCGCCGTACACCGGGAAGACCGGAATCCACTTGCACTTGATCTCGGTTTTCTCCAGCACATCGACGGCGGTGATCTTGTAGAGCATCACGCGCCTGCGCTCGCCCTTGCGCGTCTGCACGATCGACACGCCCGGTGGCATCGACACGAGATCGTTCTTAAAGCCGCTCTCCCCATTCGAGAGCAACACCACGTCCTCGACGGTTTTCTTGACGCACCAGTAGCGGCACACCAGCACCGCGTCATTCGTGAGCCACGAGGCGTACTCAGAGACGCCGCTGAATAGCGAGCTGTCGTTCGCTTTCGCTTCAGGGTGCTCGCGCTTGAAGTCCGCTCGCGAGAGAAGTGATTCGATGAACGCGAAATTCATGTCCGAGCCGTCCGGCTCGGTGGAGAGCGGGTCCAGTTTCACCGAGAGAGCGTTTCGGACGCTGCGATAGCATATTTTCTGGTTGAAGCTCGACTCCGACTCGTACTCGGTGTCGAGATACCAGTAGCCAAACCCGATTGCCGCCGCCGAATTCACCGCGCGGTCGTAGGCGACATCGGCATTCGAGTCGTACTCGATGTGGCGCACCATACCCTGCACGACAGTCGCCGTCTTCACGTCCGCGCCGTCGTCCACCGGATGCACGCGGATGCTCGGAGTGTTCTGGCGCTGGTCGTTCGTGACCTGGTGCAGGAAGGTCGGCAGGTCGTTCACCGTGATGATCGGACGCCCATCGGCTTTGCGGATGGCGACCGCGCGGGCGTCCCACTGGTGCTCGCCGCCCTTCAGGAAGTTGAGATCATCGATGGCGTCGGCGCGGTTCGTGTCCGCGTCCTGCGACATTTTGTAGTGCTTTCTCGCCTGCTCGAGGATCTCGTCATCCTCGGTGGCGCCTGGCTTTCGGTCTTCGCCTTCTTCTTCGTCGTAGTCGGCCATCAATGCACCCTCTGGATCGCCGGGCGCTGCGGATTTCGAGCCATCAGAATCGCGGGCGAGCCATCGTCGGCCTTGTCCTGGATCTTGATGAATCCGAATTTCGCGTACCAGCGCTCCAGGCGCTCCTCGTCCATGCCGGGGGCAAAAGGTTTCACGTGGATCAGAAGCGTGATCCAGTGCATGTCGGCCTCGGCGCAGGTCTGCCACATGAGCGCGGCGGCGTCGCCCTGACGCTGCGTGGACGACTGCACGCTCAGGATCTCTCGCACGCGCTCGCGCATGTCTTCTGGCACGCCATCGGCAATCGCGATTCGCAGCGACGCGCGGCGGTATTCGCGAGGGCCGACGTTCATGCCTGCCAGCTCATGGCGAAAACGTCCCGCTCCACGGTTTTTTTCTCGCGCTCGAGCGGCCAGATGAGTTTCAGGTCCGGCTCCGCGATGCGCGAGAGAGAATCGAGCATGTCGTCATGCAACCCGGAGGGAAACGGGTAGAACTCCTCCTCGATGAAGTCATGCACGAGGTCGCGCGTGTACTTCTGCCAGTCGGTGACGGAATGAGACTCAGGCAACCATATGCGCCCGGCCTCGAATAGCGGCACGAGGCGCTTGATCCGGTCATCTTTCGAGGTCTGGCCGCCGACATCGGTGATGTCGAAGCGGTAATTCTCTGATTCCATGCGGCTCTGGTAATACTCCGCGTCGGCCATCATGCCGAACTTCTCGTAGCGCACTTGCCGAGGCTTGTACTTGCGGTGCAGATCGAATAGACGGTCCCCGCGCTCCTTCAGGTTCAGCCTGTCGCGCACCTCCGGTATGCAGTAGTAGTTGCGGTCTCGCCCCAGGCCGACCGCCCACATCGCTGTGTAATCGCTGCCCTTTTTCTTGCTAGAGGCTGCGTCCACCAGCAGATACCAGTTCAGCCCGGTGCGCTGGATCGTCTTGTATTTTTTGATCCACTCTCGCTTGAACCCCTGGAGCGCGTCAGCCTTCGGGTTGAGGAGAATTTGCGCCGCGTAGGTGTAGGGGCCTTGCTCGGCGCGCTTCGACAGATGCGTCTCATCGCTCCAAACGATGCTTTCGCCATCTTCTGTGCCGCCGACCCGGCCAATCTGCTCCTTTACCTCGCGCGCATCCGCGCGCTTGAACTCGCGCCCTTGATGCAAAATGCGTGCGGTGCACCAGACTGGATCGCCGGCGAGATTCCGCATCA